GGCTGGACCCGACGCTGCATGACGATTTGTTCATGCCTGCGGCGGAGCGCCCCGTCCATAACAACTGGATCAACTTCGCGGGCAAGAAATACTATGCCGAAGAATTGCGCCCTTGGAATGGGGAAAAAGTGCTGGTTCGCTATGACATGCACGATCCCCGCTACATCGTCGTCCAGACGCCCGACATGGTGAAGATCTGTAGGGCGCTCGTCGACGGCAACACCATTGATTACCGGGGCATGATTTCCGAAGCCGAAAGGAAGGCCGGGGAATCGCAGCGGGCCAAGCTCGTAAGGGCGCAAGCGCAGGTTCAGAAAAAGCTCCCCGGCGCGACGGTGGTTTACAACGAAGACGCCATCGGAGCCACGGCAACGGTCGTCAGCTCCATCCGTCCGATCGGGCGGGTGGTTGATGTGGAGCCGCTGGCCGCTCTCGAAACGGATTTCCCGGACGAGGAAGACGGGACGCCTACGCAATCCGTCCGTCCCGGCAAGGCTCGGCCTACCTTTGAATTCCCCTATGAGCGGTACGAGTACCATATGACTCACCCGGATTTATGGACGCAGGAAGACCGCGACTGGCTGGAGTGGTATGTCCAGACCGAAGAATACGCGGATTATTTGGATATCTTCATAAGCAAAGGCATTGCATGGGAGGAAACGTCATGCGCAAAATGTTTGTAAAAACTGAGAACTACCGCAAGTTCGTCAGCGCCGTGAAGGCCGTTGAACAGCGCGGTGCCGCCGAAGCCGGGATGATGCTGGTCTACGGCGTTCCCGGACTTGGCAAAAGCCACATTGTAAGCAGTTGGGCCGCCGAAACCGGCGCGATCTTCCTGCGGGCAAACAAGGACTGGACGCCCCGGTACGCTCTTTCCGAGCTTGCCGCCGCGCTGGAGATCGACGGGCGCGGCAACTCGCAAAAGCTTTTCGCGCGCCTCTTGAAGCCCATCGCGGAGAACCAGTGGCCGATCATCATTGACGAAGCCGAGTTTACGCTGGCGAATCAGGCGGCGGCTCTTGAAAAGATCCGTGACATTTCAGACCGCGCCGAAAATACGGTGATCCTGATCGGCATGGGAAATATTCAGAACGACATCAAGCGGTACGGGCAGATTTCCAGCCGTATTGCGCGGGTGGTCGAATTTTTGCCCGCTACGGTTGAAGACGTCCAGTCCGCATGCAAACAGCTCGCCGAAGTGGAAATGTCGCCTGAACTTACGGCGGAAATCCACCGTCTCTCGCGCGGCTGCATGCGCGAAGTGTTGAACATGATTCCCGTTGTTGAACGTGTGGCAAAGACCAACCGCCTTGCATGCGTGGGCGTTGATGACCTTGCGGGGATTCCGCTTTCCCACGACTGGCAGAACAGGACGCCCGTTACCGTGAGACAGTCGGGCGGAAAGAGGAAGGTGGCGTAATGCCTATCACCACAGGGCAGGCTATCCTCAACGAGCTTGCTGGCGGCAAGGTCATGTTGACGCGGGAATTGGCCTCGCGATTGGATACTCCCATTGACAACATCCGCTCTACCGCCCGGCGACTTCTGGAGCGCGGCTATATCACGCGCAATGAGGGTTGCTATCAGATTACCGACAAGGGACAGAATTTTATTACTTTCGGCAAGACGTGCGTTGCCGGTTCACAGAAAGGCAGTTTCGCCGCCCGTTCCCGTTTTTCCCTGCGTGCCCGCGTTTGGAATCTGCTCCGTATGCGGACCGCTTCATGGAGCGTCGACGATCTGCTCATGACCCTTGCCGACGGGACGGAAAAGGACGCGGAACGCAGCTTGAAGCGCTACGTCCGGGCGCTCCTGAAAGCCGGGTATGTTGAACAGACGCCGCGCAACCCGCAGCTTTTCCGGCTTGTGAAGAATACCGGGCGGCTTGCCCCGTCACTGAATACCCCGGCGAAGACGCTCACCGATGCCAACACGGGGGAGGTCCATAATGTCTGACTGGCTCACGCTGCTCCGCACCCGCGTCTCCGAGATCGGCGTTGCGCCGACGGCCCGTGAGCTTGGTGTCAGTCATGGGGCCGTCAGCACGTTGATCGCCGAAAAATACCCGGCGGACACGTGGCGCATGGCCGATCGCGTCATGAAGCGCTACGCCCGGAATCCGTGCCCGTACGACGGCGAAATGGTGAGCTTTCACGACTGCGCCCGTTATGCCGGAAAAGTCCCCACGTCCAGCCCGGCGGCATTGCGCCGCTGGCGGGCGTGTCAGAAATGCAGATTTAACCCCAACCGTAAAGGATAGCGCCATGTTTGCACAACGCATCGAACGCCTGATCGCCCACCTTGAAACGGCCTTGCGCGTCAATCCCGGCGGCGTCGCCGAACTGCTCCCTACCATCATTAAGAATCTGCGCAGCGAAACAGCCGCGCTGTCCGCAGCCGAGGAAGAGGCTTTCAGGCTGCACCTCGCCAAGCTGTGCGCCAATGAAGAAACCGCCCATGCCTAAAAGGAACAATGCCATGAGTGAACTATCCGGCATTGAAGCGCTCCGTGAGAAAGGCCTTGAGGCGACGCTGCGGGAGTGCGCCATGTTTATGGCTATGGAAGGAAAAGCGGGAATGGAACTGTTGCTCTCTACCTCCCTATTCAATTTGACTATTTCGCTCGCGCTCACAGCCCCCGAAGAGGAGAACGGAAAATGAGCAAAAGAAATCCCGGCGCACTGAAAGAATACAATGTGAACGTGAACCTTTTTGGATCTGCGAGCAGAACAATCCTTGCCGCTTCAAAGGAAGAGGCGGAACGCATAGTTGAAAAGATGCTCCTGCAATCGGACGGATAGACGCCGCAGTCTAAAATGCTTTGCGCTTTCGATTGGGATATCCCCCGTTTTTATGTTTACGGCGGCTCAGACGGATATTTCTCTGCCTCTGGCTGTGTAGAAATTGAAGAATAACCATGCGAAACGGCCCCACACGGGCCGTCGCCGGATGATTTCCGGCCTGATGAGTACAAGCAACAAAGGAGGATATATGCCCCGCTTCATTCCAACGCGCTCCGGCGCTGGCATTCCCGCCATTCAGGACACGGCGAAGAAGCGCATCGCGGCGGCTTTCTTTATTGATAAAGACG